CGAGCCGACGCCATTCATCAAGGCGGTCAACCGGGCGACCGCGGAGACGGCACGCGACCAAAGCTCCAAAGAAGGCGTTTCGGTCCAGCTCAAGTGGGTCAAGAGCCTCCTGGACGAGATGGTCCAGGAATACCTTGGCTTCGAGGAGATCGAGACCTTCGTCGCGCCGATTGACGAGACGGACCCGATCGATCTCGGGGCGCATTGCCAGATCCTGGTCGAATCCGGAATCATGCGCGTGGACGAGGCGCGGGAAAAGCTCGGGCTCGAAGGCGATGCCCCGCTTCTTCCCGCGCCTCCACAGGCTCCGACCGAAGAGACGCCGGGCGCCCCGGTTCCCGTGGCCGCGCCGAAGCCTCCGGAAGCCCAACAGGTCGCGCACGTTGCCCGCCTGAATCGCGCCGTGTTCAACGCCAAGCGGTCCCGCGCCCTGGCGGTCAAGCGTGAAACGGCGATCACCGATTCCGTTTTCTCCTACTTCCAGAAGCTCGCGAACCATGCCGCCGAAGAGATCGGAAAATCGATCCATCGTGTCCAGCGTGCGGACTCCGAGGATGGATTCGATCCGGACACGATCAACCTTCAGGAGGACAATTTCCTCAAAGCCGTGGGTCCGTCGATTGAATCCATCTTCGGGGATTCCGCATCGATTGCCCTGGACGAAACGGGAGCCGCGGTCAAGCTCGGGTTCAAGGCGGAATCCGCCGAATGGGCCAAGGAGCGGGGGGCATGGCTGGTCGGGAAGCATGTCACGGACGAAGGCGAGGTCGTGGACGCGATCCGTCCTGAGTACCGGGTGACGGACATTTGCCGCCAATCCATCCGCGACGTGACTGCCCAGGCCACCGAAGAGAACTGGACCACCTCGAAGATCGCGGAAGTCCTGAAGGACGACCACGCATTCAGCCGCGCCCGCGCCCAGACCATCGCATCGACGGAAATCGTCAACGCGGACGAGCAAGGGAAGCTCGCGGGTTGGAAGGCTTCGGGCCTGAAGCTCCAGAAGCGGTCCATCCTGGGATCCAACGAGAACCACGGAGCGGACGACATCCTCAACGCGGCCGAGGGATGGATCCCGCTGAATGACCCGTACCAGGACGGGAATCAGGCTCCTCCTCTGCACCCAAATTGCAGATGTACCTCAGTCGCAAGGAGCATTCCGTGAAGCCCCTAGTCATCCCGAAGTCGCTTCCCGCGCTTCGCCGCGCCAAGCCTTCACGCCGCCTGAATCGTTCGTTCAAAATCTGTCGCGTGGACGCCGAACAGCGGATCGTCGAAGGCATCGCGGCTACGGATCAGGAAGCGACCGACGGCTACATCATCACCAAAGATGCGATGCTCGAAGCGTGGCCCGAATACATGAAGTTCGGGAACATCCGCGAGATGCACCAGGACATCGCGGCCGGAGTCGTTCGCCAATGGGAGATGCAGGAAGACGGGATGCACATCTCCGTCTTCGTCGCCGACGACTCCACCTGGAACAAGGTCAAGACGGGCGTCCTCAAGGCGTTTTCCGTCGGATGCGAAGCCGTCCAAGTCATCGGGAAGATTGTCTCGAAAATCTTCCTCTATGAAATCAGTCTCGTTGACCGCCCCGCCGATCCTGGCGCCGTGGTCACGATGTTCCGCGCAGCCGCTCGGAACGGGATCCACAACCGGGGCTCCAGCCCCAAGGAGAAAACCATGTCCGGAAAAAGCCGGGAAGAGCTGGTAGCCGGGAAGCCCCCGGCTGTCGGAGCAGTGGGAGTGACGAGGGACGACGACATGAGCGACGCCGCCCCCGGTACCGTTGGCGGTGCCGCTGGATCGCCCCAAGAGGAAGCGGAAGAGGTCAACATCTTCGGCCTGCTCTCGCAGCACCTGAAGGCCATCGAAGACCTCGTCTCGACCTTGGACGAGCAGCACCAGGACGGGGGAACCACTCCGCAGGTCCTGGCGCATGCCCAGGACGCCCATCGGTGCCTCGGACGAGCCCTGATCGCCCACACCAAGGCCATGACCGCCTACGATCCCGAGGACGGCGAAGAGACCCCCGAAGGTCTCGACAACCCCGTCGAAGCCGGCGACCCGGAGGCCAAGGTCGAGAAGGACGTTCCCGCCGTGCCGCCCAAGCGTGCCGACGCTGGCCGTCCTGGCGTCTCTCTCCTCAAGCGCGGATCCAATCGCCGCGTGCAGGAGTTGGAGGCTCGCCTCGCGCAGCTCGAACGCCGCGCCCCGCTGACCCGCTCCATCCGTCCCGACGGATACCAGCCCGTCGTGGCCGGTGCCCAGCCGGTGCGGACCCTGGAGAAGGCCGAAGACCATGTGGAGATCTCTCGCAAGGATCCCACCGACGATGGATTCCCCAAGCAGGGAACCCCCGAATGGAACGCGCTCCCGGAAGCCATCCGGTTCGAGCGTGCGGCCATCCGCAACAAGAACCAGGAGCCGATTTTCATCGGCCGGAAGGGAGCGTAAGTCATGTCCGACATCCTCAACCTCACCGACGCGACTCGGGCCATCATGCAGCTCCAGCGCGCCATCACCACCTCCACGGGACTGAAAGCCTATGACCTCCAGGCCCCCGCGAAGGAACTGATCCCTCTCGTCACCCCCCTGCGGAACATGATCCCCCGCGTCAAGGGTATTGGCGACGTGGCAACGCAGTGGAAGGCCATCACCGGCGTCAACACCGCGCGGCTGACCCCCGGCATCTCGGAAGGCAACCGCAACGCCTCGTCCACCACGGGCGTGACCAACATGAGCGCCGTCTACAAGTCCATCGGCTTCGACGACAGCGTGACCGTGCAGGCCGATCTGGCCGCTCTGGAGTTCACCAGCCTTCCGGCTGACGTGCAGCGTCGGCTCCTGCTCTCGCTGATGATCTCCGAGGAAGCCGTCCTGTTCGGCGGGCAGTCGTCCTGGGGCCTTGGCCTTACCCCGACCCCCACCGTCGGAACGTCCACCACGGGCGGAAGCGTTGCCGCGGCCACCTACAACGTCTACGTCGCCGCGCTGACCACCGAGGGCCTTGCCTTGGCCGGTGGCGTGGGCAACTCGGACACGGCGGACACCACGCTGGCCCTGGTGATCCCCTACACCCGCACGAACATGGGCACCAGCTCGACCGACACCATCCCCGGTGGCGTGGCGCAGCCTTCTGCTGCGGGCGTCCAGATCACCACGGGCGCCACCAGCACGATCACCTGGTCCGTCCCTCCCGTCCAGGGTGCAGCGGCCTACGCGCTGTTCGTCGGCGTCGGTGCAGGCGCTCGTCTGTACGGCATCTACACCGTGGCCTCGGGAACCATCCTGCGCGTGCCCACCACGTCGCAGACGTTCACCACCATCCCGAACGCGGACAACAGCGCCAACCCGCTGGAGTTCGACGGACTGCTTGGCTTGATCGCCAAGCCTTCCTCGGGTTCGTACTTCCTGAACGGCACGGGCGCTTCGCTCACTTCCGACGGCGCCGCTGGCATCGTGGAGCTGAACAACGCCTTCAACTGGTTCTGGACGAACTGGAAGCTGTCTCCGACGGACGTGTGGTGCTCCGGCAACATGGCGCAGTCGATCGACAAGCTCATCGTGGCCAACTCCGGCGCCCCGATCCTGCGCGTCGATGCGGCTCCTGGTGGCGACCTGTCCATGGGACGCCCCAAGCGCACCACGGCGGTCCTCAACAAGATCACCAACGACGACGTTGTGCTGCACGTTCACCCGAACTGCCCGGACGGAACGATCCTGTTCTCCTCGGACAAGGTCCCGTTCCCCTCGGCCAACATGGCGAACCCGGTGGAAGTCCACTACCAGCGCGACTACTTCGCGATCGATTGGCCCATGACCCGTCTCGCCTACGAGTACGGCGTCTACGCGGTCGAGACCATGGCGATGTACGCGCCCGGTGCCTTCGGCGCGATCCAGAACGTCCATCCCTAGTTCAAAACCTGGGGCGGTGGACAGCACGCCGCCCCTTTTCCTTTCGAGGTGCATCATGGGACAGTTCTACACCACCCCCTCCACGACCTACAAGCACGGGGACCAGACATTCGAGTCTCAGTCTTCCGGCGTCCTGACGGTTCCTGACGAACTCGACCCGGTGTTCCGGAACGTCCACGGATTGGCCTCCTGGTTCCCTGCGTCGGTCCAGAACGGCACGCCGATCCCGGTGGAAACTTCCGTCGCTGTCGAGCCGGCCGAGCACGAGGCGGAAGCCTAGTCCATGTCGCTCATGTACCTCTCAACACTGGCGAGGGTTCGCCAGGCCTGCAATCTGGGGGTTTCGACGGTCGCCGCCGATCCCGATTTGATGCAGTGCCTGGCCGCGGTCTCGACAGCGTTTCAGACGTACATGAGTCGATGGATCCAGGTCACGCAGTACGTCGAGCCCAAATGGGCGAACCCGTCGGGGATTTCCTACCTCGCTGGGGCGCCCGTTCGCTCGATCTCCAAGTTCGAGTACTTCAACGGCGGTGCCTGGGTCACGCTCAACCCTTCGCAGTACTACTTCGTGGACGAAAACGAGCTGCACTATCCCCGCTTGTCGAATAGGACCCCGCTTCGGATCACCTACATCGGCGGGATGGCCTATTCCGTGGACACCTCGCTGGAATGCCTCCAATCGGTGACGGGCACGCCAACGGTCGGCGAGGCGTTCACGTCCGTATCGGGGACCACGGGGAAAATCGTCTCCTTCGATCCCGTGGGCATGACCGCATCGATCCAGATCGCGACAGGTGGATTGACCTTCCAGGACGTTCTGACGGGATCGACCAGCAGCGCCAATCTGACCCTGGGAGAGACGATCCAGGAAAGCATCCTCTCGGACTACGCGGACCTCGCCAAAGCCGCCGACATGCAAGCCGCCTACATGTACTCCCGGCGCAATAGTTTGGGCCGCACGGCGACCACCAGCGGCTCCGGGACGAGCACCTTCGAGAAGGATTACGCACTCCTGCCTGGCGTCATTCAGATCCTGGAGTACTACGATCCCCAGGCGGTCATCTGATGGATTTCCAGTTCGACTCTTCGGGAATGGGCAAGCTGGCTCCGGGATTCCGGAACGCCTTTTCCAAGCTCTACAACGCGTCGCACGCATGGGCCATCAATGAGCACCGGACGTTTGTCCAGACTCACCTTTCGGGCCGTCCTGGCCTCAAGCGGTGGTCCGGTGACCTGACGCGGTCCTTTGTCCCGATCTTCGAGACTGCTCCGGATTCTGTCCGATCCGGTTTCCGCTTCCTTCCCCGGATGAAGACGCCCGACGGCGAGATCGCCAACTACGCGGGCATCCATGAGACAGGCGGAACGGTTCGGCCGAAGAGCGGCAAATGCCTCGCCTGGCCGGTCCAGGATGGCCCCGCCATGACCAGCGGAGGACGCGCGAAGTTCCTCGGGCCTCGCCAGTACCCGGGGAAGCTGTTCGTCTACCGAGCCAAGACCGGCAAACACGGGCTGTTCCTGGCTGAGTCCGTCGGGAAGGGCAAGAACGAAAAGCTCCGCATGGTCTACAACCTCGCCACCAGCGTCGAGATCCCGGCGCGGCTCGGGTTTGCGCCGTTCGCCACTGAGGCCAAGGTCCGCGGATCCGATCGGCTCCAGGCCGTGAAGTCCCAAGCCATCGCCGAAATGAACGCGGGCACGCTATGAGTTCGCTTCCCTACATCGAGCAGGTCGCGCAGAACATCGAGACCACGATCACCACCGTGGCACGGGTCGCGAACGGCTACAACTACGATTGGTTTCCCGAGCAGGTGCTCCAGCTCAAACAGGATCTGGACACCAACTCCCTGGTGGGACCGCTTCGCCCGACCGCTTCCGTGTACTGGTCGGAATACGATCAACGCCAGCAGGGGGACGAGGCGAACTACTCGCAGGTGGAGGTGCACGTTCACTTCCACATCGACGTGTGTGTGGCGATCCAATCGAGCTTCCGCACGGAGATCACCGCCGCCCTTGCCGACATGGAGAAGGCCATCATGAAGGACATCTCCCAGGGCGGAGCGTGCATCAACACGTTCACCCAGGGCGCGACGGCGTTCTCCCAAACTCCCAACGGCCCTGCCGACGCATCGCTCCATTTCGACGTGGTGGTCCGGCACGCCGCGAACGATCCTTCCGCCGAATACCAGACCACCTACAACTAGGAGAGACAGATCATGTCCGTTTTCCACAAGTCGCGCCGAAACCTGTTTCTCCTCAAGGAGACGACTCCCGGCACATGGATGACCGCCGCTTCGGTGTTCACGGCCGCGAATGCCAAGACCCCGTACCGCAACATCAAGATCAAAGCCGGAATCAAGGAGGTGGAGCGCAACATCGACGGCTCGACGCTCCTGTCTTCCTTCTCCCTGTTTTACGGCGAGAATGCCGAGATCACCTTCGACACCGACGACTACACCTCGGGCGCGGCCGGCACCGTTGTGGGTACCACCGCAGGCGTTGGAATGGACCTCCTCTGGCAGGCTGGGTTCTTCGGCCCGGCGACCATCGTCGCCTCCACCAGCGTCACGCGCCAGCAGAACAGTTCTGCGATGACCAAGATGTCTGTGGGCGTCGAGCTGATCTCGGAAGACGGGACGACCTCCTGGCGCATCGGTATCGCAGGCGCTGCGGTCACCGCGATCAAGGAGGATTTCACCGTCGGCGCCCAGGGCGTCATCCATTGGACCATCAAAGGAAAGATCGCCTACGAATCCGCCCTCCCGGTGTTCGGCCTGGCTGGCACACCCGTGGCGATCACCACGCGGGACACGGTCCTCGGGAACCTTCCGCAGTTCAAGGGCCTTTCGTTCACGGTCGGAGGCGTCTCGCGTCTGATATCCAAGCTCTCCCTGGATTGGGGAATCTCTGCCGATGAAGAGACGGACATCACCGACCAGACATCGATCCAGCGGTTCATCCTTTCGAGCCTCAAGCCGACGCTGACCATTGATCCTGAGACGACTCCCA